TATTCTTTTTTATATTTATAACAAATGTTTTATCCAATAGTTGTATTTAACTAACTTAAATTTAAATTATGGCATTTTCAGATATTTTCAAAGACAAGAGTGATTTTAACGAAAAAACTATCGTAGGGTTTTTATCATTTACAGTTATGGCAATTTTTGCCGGAGCTGACGTAGTAACAGGCATTATGGGTAATCATCTTGTAATCAGTGATACAATTTTTAATTCATTTGTAATCATTACTCTTGGTGCTTTCGGTATTGCTGAAGCAGGTAAGATTTTTGGTGGAAATAAAAAAGAAGAATAATTATGAGCTTAAAAAGTTTACAAGAGAAGATCGGAGTAGGCGCAGACGGTGCATTCGGTCCAGGTACAATGAAAAAAGCAATGGAGTTTTACAAACTTACTCCAGTTAGAGCAGCACACTTCTTTGCTCAAACAGCCCACGAGACAGGTGGTTTTAAAGCCTTCTCAGAAAATTTAAATTACTCAGCACAAGGTTTACAAGGTATCTTTGGAAAGTATTTCCCAGGTACTCTAGAAGAGTCTTATGCTCGCCAACCAGAAAAAATCGCTAACCGTGTTTATGCATCTCGTATGGGTAACGGAGACGAGACTTCAGGTGATGGTTGGAAGTTTAGAGGTAGAGGAGCTCTACAATTAACAGGTAAAGCCAACTACGAAGCCTTTGCTAAGTACTTAGGCAACGATGAAGTTTTAAAAAATCCAGATACAGTTGCTACAAAATATGCTTTTGAATCAGCAATGTTCTTCTTTGAAAGAAATAAGCTATGGACAATTTGCGATAAGGGTATTAACGATGCTGCTATCTTAGAACTTACAAAACGTATCAATGGTGGTACTCATGGTTTAGAAGACAGAAACGCTAAAACTAAAAAGTATTACGAATACGTTAAATAAACTATTATGAAACTAAGCCTCCCACTATTAGCTATTACATCTTTTACAGCAGGTATAACCTTTATGTGTTCATATTTTATGAATCTAACAATGGCAAATTCTGATCAGTATCTAGCTATAGTGGGAGTAATGTTTTTAGATGGTATCTTTGGTATGATTGCTGGTACTAGAAGAGAAGGATTTCAAACACGTAAAGCAATTAAAGTACTAAGAAACACCGTTGCGTGGTTAGTTATTTTAACAGTTATTTTAATGGTTGAGCAAGGCTTTGCTGGTACAGCTTGGCTTAGTGAAGTAATTGTTGTACCTTTTATGGTGTTCCAGCTCATAAGTGCACTTAAAAATGCATCTATGGCGGGATTTATCCAGATGAGTTTATTAAACCAAATCTTGGATAAAATAGATAAACATAAAGGTATAAGAGATGAAGAATCTAAAGAATAAAATATTTCCGCTTTTAATAGCATTATCTGCCCTGTCAGTATCTGCTTCGGCCGCTTTCTATTCAGTTAGCGGCCTTAGCAAACTCTTTGCTGGGGCGTCACTTGAGGTCATTATCATGGCCTCTTCACTTGAGGTAGCTAAACTTGTAATTGCTTCCCTACTTTACCAATACTGGGATTCCTTAAATAAAGGTTTAAGAACATACCTAGCAGTAGCAACTTGTGTGCTTATATTAATTACCTCAGCAGGTATCTATGGTTTTTTATCTGGGGCGTATCAGGAAACAGCTAATAAAGAAGGTATCGTAACTCAACAAATTACTGCTTTAGAAACTAAAAAGGCATTGTATGAGGAAACAAGAGATAATTTTTTAGCAGATAGGAAATCAAATAACGAGCTTAGAGGTACACTCTCTAAAGGTTCAACTACCCAATTTACAGACAAAAATGGTAATCTAGTAGTTAGAACTAATAACTCAGCTATCCGAAACATTGAATCAACAGCTAAAGAAAACGAAAGACTAGCCACTAAACTAGATGTTGTAAACGATTCTATATTTTCTCTTGAAACAAAAATTCTAGAAACTCGAGTGAATAGTGAAGCAGCAAGTGAATTGGGCCCACTTAAATACCTTTCAGAGTTAACTGGAGTAGAGATGAACCGAATTATTAATTGGTTACTCTTAATAATTATTTTTGTATTTGACCCTCTAGCAATCGCTCTAGTAATTGCGGCTAACTTTGCTTTTACTAAATTACGTACACACGATGCTTTAAATGAACTTACTAAAATTCAAGAAGAGGAAGGATTATACGATAATGAAGGAACTGATATCTATACTGAAAAAGAATTAGAAGAATTAAAAGATTGGGATGTAACTTTAATGGATGGTTTAGAAGATGAAACAAAAGATTGGAAAATTGTTGATGAAGAAAATATTTTTGATTTAAATGGTGATGGTAAAGTAGAAAAAGAAGAAATAGACCAAATTCTTAATCAAATGTCAGATATTGGGGAAAGTTTACCTACTATAGACCAATGGAGAAAAGATCAATTTAATTCAAAAATAAATAAACTTAAACAAATAGTTAATAAATCAAAATCTGATGATGATTTAACTATTAATTATTAAAATTTGGAAGCCCGTAAGGGCTTTCGTATATTTACCCAAATAAAAAATCAAGTTATGGACCAAAAGGAACAAATGCAATTGCTAGACGAACTAATGTCAACTATTCAAATTATGGATGAGCTTTACCTCTACCATCCCGAAAACCCCAAACAAATAGATGTGGTATCAGAATTCAAAGCGTTGGCCGAACGCAAAGTCGAAATCGAAGCCAAACTGGGTCAATAAGATGCAAGACGAGGAGTTGGTTAACCACTCCTCTCTTCGTACCTTACGTGAAATATTGAAAAATAAACCAGGAACAATCGAGGATGCCTTTTAATTGCTTTTTAGATACATTTATTACTCAACCCGAAGAGGTTGTCGATAAAGAACTATCTAAACTCAAACCACTTAATTACAACAAGTTTATGTGGTGGCGTACTCACGCTCAACACGGTGTACCATTAGGTAAACGTGCTCCGTTAAAAGACCGCATTATAAATGGTGACTTTGATTTTTCATGCTACTATTGGCAAGCACAGAGTGCTGCGATTAATGCGCGTAAAAAGCTCGATTTAGACAAGGATGACTACCAGTCACAATACGAAAAAGTTACTGTTGACGTTGCTCGTTACCGTCGTTTGCTAGCTGATTTTGAAAAGGAAGAAAACGCTCGTATCGAGGCTATACTTGATGCTTTTACTACCTCTTTTAAAATTAGTCGTGAAGAGTTACTCGATCGGTTATGTAACTGGTCTCATGATTTACTATCGTTTTATGAATCACTTGACGAGTTTGGTACTCCAACCTCAATTGAAATTCGTAAACGAGGCCGTCCAAAGAAACTTGCCTACCCCAAATAAAATATTTATATTTAAGTTATGATTAAAATATCCCACGAAACCCCTCTATGTTTACTAGAGGATAGTCGTCTATTCAATGATTACGATTATTGTCTCCCCCACTTGCTTGATCAAGAACAAGGGTATCAAGACTATTTTACAACCTCTAAGGCACAAGGGCGCTATATTATAATGGATAATTCGCTTCATGAATTAGGTGAAGCATATGATAGCAATCGTCTATTATACTGGATTGATCAGTTACGTCCCAATGAGTTTATTGTTCCTGATGTTTGGGAAAACCGAGACAAATCAGTGGTTAATGCTCGTCAATGGTCCCAGTATGAATTACCTAAAGGAGTAGAAAAAGTAGCAGTAGTTCAAGCAACTACAATTCATGAAGCTGCTACTTGTTACCAAACCTATAAAGATCTAGGTTACAAAAAGATTGCGTTCTCGTATGGTGCTTCCTATTACAATGATGTAGTACCTCACCCTAATAAAAACTTAGGCAAAGCACTTGGTCGCCTGTCCGTAATTTCAGCTCTACATAAAACTGGAACTATTGATTTAAATGATCGAGTACACTTGTTGGGTTGTCAAGTACCACAGGAATTTGGGTGGTATCGTGGCTTTAATTTTATTGAATCTATTGATACATCAAACCCAGTAATGGCTGCTTTAGAGGGTATGCGTTACAACAATTCAGGCCTAACTGAAAAACCTAAAGCAAACATGAACGATTACTTTTTTATGTTGTCAGATCAAGTTGACTATGAACTTTTATCTTATAACATTCTGAAATTTCGTGAAATTAATGATCTGTAAAAATAAAATTATGCCTACATTAACTGTAATAGAAAGAACTGAACGCATCTACCAAGTAGAACTTACTCAAGAGCAGTACATTCTAGCTGAAAAAGGCGGCGAAGGCTGGAATGAAGTTTATGAGGAAATGTGTGGTAAATTAGAATTAGTAGAAACAAAAGAAGGTCCGAATAGTAGGTTTATTTTAACCGGTGATAAAATTAAATAGCGTTTGCCTATACGCTCACAATACCTGGCACATTAAATATTTATAACAAACATGGCAAAACACGTAGTAGTTTCATTATCCGGGGGAATGGATTCCTCAACATTGTTGCTTCGTTGCTTAAAAGAGTACGATACAGTAACAGCACTTTCATTTGATTATGGTCAAAAACATAGAGTAGAGCTTGAACGAGCTGAATCATTAATAGCTTATTTATGGGTTAACGCTACTGAGGATTCCAGTAAATTAAGTTACCAACAAATCCAATTAAATGGATTAGCTGACCTTCTTAATTCAGCACTAGTAACAGGTGGAGATGATGTACCTGAAGGACATTATGCTGAAGAAAATATGAAAGCAACAGTTGTTCCTAATCGTAATAAAATTTTCTCTTCAATTGCTCAAGCAGTTGCACTTTCAATTGCTGATAAAACAGGTGAAATGTGCGATATAGCGATGGGTATTCACGCAGGTGACCACGCAATTTATCCTGATTGTCGTCAAGAATTCCGAGATGCAGATGATCATGCCTTTAGAATGGGTAACTGGGGTTCTGAAAAAGTAGGTTACTTTACACCATATCTTGAAGGTGATAAATTTATAATTCTCCAAGATGGAGAGAAATTATGTAAAGAATTAGGGGTTAACTTCAACGAAGTTTACAAACGTACTAATACCTCTTACAAACCCTACCCTTCAGGTAATTCTGATTATAAATCGGCCTCAAGTGTTGAACGTATTGAAGCTTTTATCCTTTTAGATCGTCCAGATCCTGTTCAATACGAAGATGAAACTGGTGAAGTAAGTTGGGAACATGTAGTAACAGAAGTAACTAAAGTACTAGAAAGTCATGAGCGATAGAGATAATTTATATAGAGATATCTTTAATGGCACAAACAAAAAACACTGGAAAGAAGAACAAAAAAACAAAAAAATGAAAAAAATTGAAACTTTATTTTTAAAGTATGGACACTGGAGCTTTTTATTTAGCTCACTTTTTGAAGCATCAATTAATAGTTGGTTAACGGCTGCTGCTCTTATGTTCCTTTTTATTAATTACCAATTTATACGTAAATAATGAAATATTTATACTTTTCAGCTCCGTGGTGTGGGCCCTGTAAAGCATTTGGTCCTATTATGGAAGAAATAGCTAAAGAAATTTCTGTACAAAAAGTTAACGTTGATGACGAAAATGATTTGGCTATGCAGTATGCTGTTCGTAGCGTTCCCACTATTGTATTAGTTAACGAAAATGGTAAAGAATTATCACGTCATATTGGAATCCAGCAAAAATCAATGATACTAGAAAATTATAAAAACTTTACTCGGTAATATGGGAAGTTTTAGATCAACAAAAGTATTTGATGGATATTCAACAGTATTTCGTCAATGGAAAGCTGAAGGAACCCACTGCCGTTTCCTACATGGTTACGGGGTAAGCCTTAGAGTATGGTTTGAAGGTGAACTTGACGAACGCAATTGGGTTTGGGATTTTGGAGGCATGAAACGTGCTAAAAATACCATTGATGGTAGAAATCCTAAAGAATGGATGGATTACATGCTAGACCATACTACTATTATAACAGAGGATGACCCCGAACTAGAAAAATTTAAAGAATTAGAAAAACTTGGAGTTATCCAACTCCGAATCCTCCCAGCTGTTGGGGCAGAACGTTTTGCCGAATATTTTTATAATAAACTAAACGATTTTGTTCAAATTGAAACAGAAGGACGCGTAAAGGTAATTCAAGTTGAATTCCGCGAAAATGAAAAAAACACAGCATTTTATAAAGGATAATCATGGCAATAAAAAGAATAGAAGACTATAATAAAATTCTACCTATTGTAGAATTATACACTTGTATCCAATCAGAGGGTAGCCGTGCAGGTCGTCCCACTGTTGCTGTCCGTACTACGGGTTGTACTCACCGCTGTTACTTTGGTGAAGGTGGTTGGTGTGATTCATGGTATACAAGTATTCACCCTGAGAAAGGTAAATATAGCTTCCAAGATATTATTAATATTTACGATGCTAATCCTGAAATTAAGGAGATGATGCTAACGGGAGGTTCTCCCACTATGCACCCTACTATTGTAAATGAACTAACCCATTTTGCAAATGAGAGACAAATCATCATTACGATTGAGACTGAAGGAAGTCATTTCGTCGAAACTGATTACCCTCTTGGCCTTATTAGCTTCAGTCCTAAATTTAGTAATAGCGTACCTGTATTGGGAGCTACTACACCCTTAGGAAATGTTGTAGATCAAAAGTTTATTGACACTCATAATCGCTTACGTTTAAACAAAGATTCTATTAAGCAATCAATGGCTTACCACTCAGATTATCATATGAAGGTAGTTGTTAATCCGGTTGAACGTCCCGATGTCTGGACTGAAATTAGGGCGTTTATGGATGAGCTAGAGGTACCAAAAGATAAAATTTGGATTATGCCCCCGGGTGATAATCGTGAAGAACTAATCCGTGTTTATCCTATGGTAATTAATTGGTGTACCGAAAATATGTACAACTTCACAGGCCGTGAACATATCATTGCTTTCGATACTAAAAGAGAAGTATAATGCCTTACATAATTCTAAAACACACTATCATACAGGGCACTCCTCGTACTATTTTAGTAAATGATAACGAGGGTATTTCTATGGAATTTGATTCTTTAGATTACGCTACTAAGCTAGCTGAACTATTTCAGGCTAATACCACTTCAGGTAATATTTACGAAGTAAAAGAATTAAAATAAAATGATATTTCACAAATATAAACTAATTATTACCGGTATTACAAAAAATGCCTCTACCAGCATTTATAATCTTTTAAAAAATAAAACAGATCAGTACCATAATCATTTAACTTTTGTTGAAGAGTATGGTTATCACGATTTGGATTTATTATCATCTTATTTATCTTTAGCTATAATTAGAAATCCTTATGATAGATTTTTTTCTGCTTGTAATCAAATAAGAAGAGATAATGAAGAAAACAAAAATAAATCTCTTCAAGAAATAATTGATCAAGAAATTTATTATACAGAACTAGACATAAATGAAGCATTTTATACTCAAAACCGTTTTATCTGTTTAGGTAATAAGATTTTGGTAGATAAATTAATCAGATACGAAAATCTATATGAAGAATGGAAAAATTTTGCTGAAGAATATAATAAAACAGCTAAATATAAAATTAAAACAGTTCTTCCAGTCTCTAACAAAACCGAAAATCGAAAGCCTTGGCAAGAAGAATTTAACCAACTTACTCAAGATCAATTAAATCTTATTAATAATATGTATGAACGAGACTTTGAGTTATTTAACTACGAAATGATTAAAAAAATATGATTATAATAGACGATTTTATACAAGATAAACGATTGCTAACTAAAATAGCATTAGACAAACGCTTTTTAACTGAAGGTTACCACTGGTGGGGTGGTTGGTGGAGTGAACCTATTTCTTCAATTCGCCATGAGCTTATTACTTATATTTGGCGTGATAATTGCCCACTTAAAGAAGGATTTGAAATTCAAGGATTTGAACACTGGGTAGGGGTTTACCAACCTGGTGATGGAAAAGTAACTGAAAATTTTGGTTTTAAACATCATCTAAAACATCATTTTGATAAAGATGAAAAAGTATGGGGTGAAACTGGAGAAATTATTAGACCTAAAATTGGTACAGTATTCTATTTTGACCCTGCAATAGATGAATCTGAAGGAGGATATCTTCAACTTTGGGACACTTACGATTCAAATACTACAAACCTCCCATACGAATTAATTAAACCTAAATTTAACCGTTTAATTATATTTGATGCCGGAAAATTACACGCTGTACAAGAAGTAACTAAAGGAATTAGACATGCTGTTGCCATTAACCTATGGTCTCAATACCCAGCTGATGTAAAAAATATGTTAAAATAACATACATGGCAATACAAGTTTTTAAACCTAAATATCGCACTCAAGAAGTATTAAAAGAAATCGAAGAGTGTCTTGAAATTGGATGGACTGGTCTTGGATTTAAAACTGAAAAATTTGAAGAAGCGTGGAAAAAATATACTGATTTTGAAAATGCTCACTTTGTAGCATCAAATACAGTAGGTCTCCAAATTGCACTTAAAGTATTAAAAGATGCTAATAAGTGGAAAAACGGTGATGAAATTATTACTACGCCACTTACTTTTGTATCTTCAAATCATGCTATACTTTATAATAATCTCCACCCGGTGTTTGCAGATGTTGATGATCAACTTTGTTTAGACCCTAAAAGTGTTGAGGCACGTATTACTAAAAAAACTAAAGCAGTAATGTACGTAGGTTTAGGAGGTAATATTGGTCAATATAATGAAATTAAACAAATTTGTGATAAATATGGCTTAAAACTCATTTTAGATGCAGCCCATATGGCCGGAACTCAAGTCGATAGAGTATACAATGGTGTAGCTATAACTAAATCTCATGCAGGATGGGATGCTGATGTTTCAGTATTTAGTTTTCAATCTGTAAAAAATCTTCCTACAGCAGATGGGGGTATGATTTGTTTTAAAAATAAAGATTATGACACCTTAGCTCGTAAACTATCTTGGTTAGGAATAGATAAAGATACTTTTAATCGTACTAATTCAAAAGGTAGTTATAAGTGGGATTATGACGTAATTGATTTAGGATTCAAAGCTCACGGTAATTCAATTATGGCTTCTATGGGTTTAGTTGCCCTAAAATATCTTGAAGAAGATAATACTCGTAGGAGAGAAATTTGTGAAATATACGATCAAGGATTTTTAGGAGAAAACGATATTATTCCTATTAAACATAATCCTAAATGTATTTCATCACGCCATATTTACCAAATACGAGTAGCTAATAGGGATCAAGTAATGGAATTTTTAAATGCCAACGATATATTTCCGGGTGTGCACTATAAAGATAATACTCAATATGAAATGTATTCTTACGGACAAGGTACTTGTCCTAATGCTGCTAAATTAAGTCAAGAAGTAATTTCTCTTCCACTTCATATGTTTTTAACTAATGAAGATGTTCAAAAAGTAATTGAAATAGTTAAAAAAGCTGCAAAATGGTAAATTTACAATTAGTAAATTGTACAGAAAAGTATTGGGAATTTGTAAGACTTCTTAGGATGAATCCCACAAACCAAGAGGGATTCTTTACCCAAGCTAATATTACCCCAGAACAGCAAAAAGAGTTTATGACTCATAATTGGTCTAAGTATAAAATTTGTTTAACAGATAATCAACCTGCTGGGTATATTGGTTTATTGCATGGTCATGAAATTACGTATTGTGTTCATCCCGATTTTCATAACCAAGGGATAGGGTCTTTTATGATTAAAGAATTTAGTAAATCTTTTAGTGATATTAATGCTTATGTAAAAGTAAATAATATTGCTTCTCAAAAAGTATTTGAAAAATTAGGTTGGGAAAAGCAAATTTATTATAAAAAAACCTAATAAAATGGTTAAAAGTTCTGAAAATATAGTTTGTCATAACTGTTTAGATACTGTGGCTTTTAAAACAGCATTTAGAGTAGAGAGAAATAACTTTGGTATTCCTCACTTTGTTTGGATTTGTAAAAAATGTAAGAAAAAATGATTGAGTTATATTCTGCTCACGATATAGACATTAAAACTAAAATTATTGCTCAACAAATCTCTCGAGAACACCAATACGATGCTACACCAGTAGTGATGGTAGGAGTATTAAATGGAGCTTTTATGTTTTACTCCGATCTAGTTAGCAACATGGACATTGATATAGAATGTGACTTTATTCGAGTTAAATCATATTCAGGTAAAGAACGAGGTAGCATTCAACTCACTAAAGATGTTGAAATATCAGTACATGGTAAACACGTTTATCTGGTAGATGATATTTTCGATTCAGGAGAAACAATGAAATTTTTAGCTAAATACTTTAATTTAAAAGGAGCTAAAACAATCAATATCGTTACTTTAGTAAAACGATCTAAAAACGAGTTTAATCCAATCAACCCACAAAGCCACGTTTCATCTTTTAGGCATGCTTTTGAATGCGAGGATGAATGGTTAATTGGTTATGGGATGGATTCAACAGGAGGTTATAAAAGAAATTTAAAATCAATCTTTGCTCTGTAAAGATTATTTCGTACATTTATATAAAATAAGTTATATGGAAAATATTGAAAACAAACGTCGTAAGAAGTACGACAATATAGAGTGTGTTCAACCCGGCTTTGCCAATGGTGTTGCAGGAGATTTCCCACTCTCGGATGAGCAAAAACAACAGATGGTAGAAGAGGCAACCGAACATTTTGGTAAGTTTCTTGATGCCCTAAAATGCGATTGGAGAAACGATCCCAATTCAATGGAAACACCTCGTCGCGTAGCTAAAGCATACGTTTATGATCTGTGGAAAGGTCGCTACGAAAAATTTACTGAAATCACTTCATTCCCCTCAGACGGTTATGATGGAATTGTTATCGAACGTAACATTCCTCTTACCTCTATGTGTTCGCACCATCACCAAACTATTAATGGTGTAGTTCATATAGGATATATTGCAGGTGAAAACGGACGAGTTATTGGATTAAGTAAACTAAACCGCATTGTAGAACATTTTGGACGTAGAGGAGCCATTCAGGAGCAACTTACAACAGCCATTCACCAAGCGGTAGATAAGGTTTGCGAAGATAATCGTGGTGTAATTGTAACTGTGGTTGCTACTCACTCTTGCGTATCTTGCCGAGGTGTAAAACACCAAGGAGCAGCAATGGTAACTACTAAAGCCTCTGGAGTGTTTATGGACAACAATAATCAAGCACGTAAAGAATTTTTTGACTCACTTAAAATCAATAACGGACATGTCTCAATTTAAAGATTTAATCACTATTGAACTAATTAATAGTTTAGGTAAACTTCGCTCATTCTCAGACCGAGATGAAGCAGGACGCAACCCTGAAATGGATTGGGCTGAAACTACTGCAGAAAGAATTACAAATTTATTTAACTCACAATATGTACCATTCGTCAGCGAGGTTGAAGAATTCAATAGCTTAATGAATAAACCTAACAACTATGAACCAGTTATACCAGCTAAACATGAATGGGATTTTGTTTACAACTTCGTTCTGGAAGAACTTGAGGAGTATAAACAAGCTTGCGAAAAACAAGACATCGTGGAAGTTTTGGATGCATTGTGTGACATTGCTTATGTATCCCTTGGGAACGGTGCTATGCTTCATGGTCTTAAGGATAAAATTTGGCCCGCTTATATGGAAGTACAAGCATCAAATCTTTCAAAAGCTTGCTCTACACAAGAAGAGGCACAAAAGACTGTTGACTTACGTTCCCAAGAACAAGGCGAGGCATGTCACTATGAACAAGTTGCTGACAAGTACGTTGTATATCGTACTCGAGACCGTAAAGTAATGAAAAATATTAACTATTTTAGACCCAATCTAAAGAAGTTTTTTGAATGATTTACAAGTCATGTTACGTAGAACCTTCTGAAGGGAATAACAATTATCGAGTTCACCTTTGGGCTGATAATGGTTACAAAACTCTAAATTGGTCTTACCCTGCTTTTGAAGAAACCGAAAAAGGTGACTTTATAGGGCTACGAGGAGAAACTCTACGTAAAGTAATAGGTTGGGATAAAGAAAATCCTAAACTCCATTTTCACGATATTCGTCCTTATCAACGTTTCTTAATTGATTTGTATAGTAATAATGACGAACCTTCTAAAACACACCGCGAGATATTTTTTGATATCGAGATTGAAATGGGGGGAGCACTTACTGAAGAATATATTCGTAATGCTCCAAAACCTGTTACTTCAATTGCTTGGTGGGATAAACAAACTGATGAATGGGCTATCTTAATTTTAGACACTAAAAATCAGCTAAAACACACTAAAGCAAAAAATCGCGAGATTATCCCTTGTCGTACTGAAGATGAATTACTTCGTAGATGGTTAGATAGATTAGGTGAAATTCAACCTGATATTTTAGTAGGATATAATAGTGATTATTTTGATATTCCTTATCTTTTTTACAGAATTAATAATGTATTAGGTAAAAATGAAGCTTATCGTTTATCTCCAATTGGTAAAATTAAAGATGAATCTAGTTGGAATAATGATGGTTGGCTCCGTATTGCCGGGGTTGAATCTTTAGATTATATGAAACTTCATAAGAAGTTTAGTTTTAAAGATGAACCATCATTTAAATTAGATGCTTTAGGAGAAAAATATTGTAATCTAAATAAGATTGAATACAATGGTTCTTTAGATCGATTATTTGAAGAAGACATTCAAACATTCATTCAATATAACTTTCGAGACGTTGAAATCTTAAAAGCATTAGATGAAAAATTTCAATATTTATCTCTTACTAAAAACCTAGCACATAAAGGTAAAATTAACTATAGTGACGTCTATAAAAATAGTATGATTCATGATGGTGCTATTTCAGCTTATCTTTTATCTAAAGGTATTGTCCCCCCGGCACGCGATAGAAATCCTATTACTAAAAAGAATTATGCAGGTGGTTATTTGTTTTGCCCTACAGCCGGTATCTTTAAATATATGTTTGATGAGGATTTAACTTCACTATATCCTTCAATTATTATGTCTTTAAATATTGGTAAGGAAACTTTAGTAGGCCGAATTGTAATGCCTGATGAAAAAATAGTAGTTGAAGGTAAAGAAATTTTCAACTGTAGATATGCTTTGAATGATTTAAAACGAATGGATCAGGATAGAATTTTAAATATTCAAAATTCAAAACGTAAATTAGCTCAAATTAAAGTTAAAGATATTATTAAACTAATCGAAACCGAAAAACTATCAGTTTCCGCTAATGGGGTGATGTATAGAACTGATTATGATTCAGTACTAAAAACTATTCTATCTAAATGGTTTGATGAACGAGTTATATATAAAAACGCAATGAAAGAAGCCTATAAATCAGATAATCCTGAATTAGGCGAACAAATGCACCTAAAACAACATACAATGAAAATTTTGTTAAATAGCTTATATGGTGCAACAGCTCTTGGTAGCTTTAGATATGGTAACGTAATTTTAAGTGAAAGTATCACTTTAACAGGACAACGTATCATCCAAGAATCGGCATTATTTGCTAATACACATATGAATAAAGTAATAAAAGGAGAAATTCAATTATAATGGAAAATAAAATCTCAAAACAATCAATTCGTAGAGGAGTATCTATCTTTGCTCAAGAAAATCTTTTAGATAAAGATACTATTATTAATAAATCAGAAAAATGGTCTGATAAAGAAGTACTATTTTTTAAAAAGATGCTTAAGCAAGGGGGGCGCTTTAGTATTAAAGGAGAAAAATTTTATATTACTGTCCCCGAACAGATTTATAACCAAAAAGGAGAAATTGAAGGAGTATTTCATAATGAAGAAGAAAACAACGCTTGATCTACACGGAGTTAAACACTCAGAAGTAGAAAACAAATTGATTGATTTTTATTTTTGGGAAGGTACTAATCCTAAAGATACAGTAATAATTACAGGTAATTCTGCTATTATGAAAAAAATAGTAATAGAATGGCTTGAAGAAAATGAATTTGATTATTATATTCCCCCTCATAATTCAGGTGAAATACAAATCATAGAATGATACAGTTAGAAACTACTCCTTGGTTTATAGCAAATAAAGAAGATATAAATTATTGTGTTTATGTTGATACAGACTCTAATTATTATAATGCTGAACCTTTGCTTAGGCATCTCTATCCTAACTTTAATGATATGGAAGAGGAAGAAAGAGATAATAAACTCGAAGAAATCGCCCTTAAATACCAAGACTTAATTACAGAGTATTATAATACATTAACTAAAGAAGCATTTAATATCCAGGATCATCGTTTTGAAATGAAAACAGAGTGTATTATCCGCTCTGGTTATTTTAGAGCTACTCGCCGTTATGCTCAGTGGATTACTAAAAAAGAAGGTGTATCTAAAGACGATTTAGATATTAAGGGATTAGAGTTTATGAAAGCTAACTTTCCTAAAATATTTGGAGATTTCTTTAAAGATGTATTACAACGAGTAATTAAAGGTGCTCCTAAAACTGAAATTGATGAATTATTAAAAACATTTAGAACTAAAGTTTTATCCTCCGATACCGACATTGCTATTTTAGGTAATCCTACTCGTGTAAATACCTTAGACAAATATATAGCTTCTAAATCTAAAGTAGGGGAAATGTTTTCTATTGTAGCTCAAGGTGCCCCCGCTTCTGTAAAAGCAGCTATTAAATATAATGACTTACTTGCATTTTGGAAATTAGATAGACAACACTCTAAAATTGTTCAAGGTGATAAAGTTAAATGGATTTACTTAAAAGATAATCCTTATAAAATAGAAGCACTTGCATTTTTAGACTTTGATATGCCAGAAAAAATTCGTATATTATTAAATGAATACGCAGATAAAAACAAATCATTTGAAACAATACTAGAAAGTAAATTACAAGGGTTTTATAGTGATTTAGGTTGGGACTTAAATCTAAACCCTTATAGAAATTTATTTTTTAACTTTTAATACTATGGCAAAAATTTACGGGATAGGATTCCCATTTCACAACCACTCAGCAGTTTATATTGAGGATGGTAAAATTATTTATGCAGTCGAAGACGATAAAATGATGCGTACTAAAACCCCTTGGATTTGGGGTTGGGCATCTCATACTTCTTTAAATGCTATTGAAGATGCTACTGGTGTTTCTATTGAAGATGCTGATTATGTTGCTATTGGAGATTTTAACTTAATCCATTCTTATTATAATGGTTTTAATAAAGGAGACCATAATGAAAAATATAAAGCAGATATAGTTAAAATACTTAAAAGACTTAAAAAATCTAACGCTAAAATTAAGTATTATACTCACCACGATTGCCATGCTGCTTCAACCTACTATCTATCAGGCTTTGATAAAGCTTTAGTAGTAACACTAGATGGTGGTAACGGTGAACACGAATTAGGAACTATACAATTAGGTAATGGATTAAAAATGCATCGTGTCCATACGTTAGATATGCACGTTAATGCTAATTCATTAGCTACTATTTGGTATTACTCTTGCCCTAAGTTTGGTTTTGTAGGTAATAAGGATGAAGGTAAAATTATGGGTATGGCTGGCCATGGCAATTATAATGATCGTTTGTACCGAGGATTTAAATCATTACTTAGTTATGATAAAGGATATTTAACTTTTTCTCCTAATAGTCATGATCATATCTACGAGTGGTTCTTTAATGAATTAGAAAAAGATGGATGGTTTGAAACTGAACAAGGTAAAGCTGATGTTGCTTATGCTATGCAACAACATCTAGAAGAAAATATAGTTGCTTACCTTACAGACATAGCCCAAAGATATCCTGATTATAAAAATATTTGTTTTGCAGGTGGTTTGTTTGCTAACGTTAAGATGAACCAAGTAATAAATGAAATGGGTTGTTTTGATAATATCTTTGTTACACCTGGAATGGGTGATGAAGGTATTGCTATGGGAGCCTCTATTTTAGCTTCATTAGATGCAGGTGATTGGAAGCCCTATAAATTAGAAAATACATTTTTAGGTTTTTCTTACAACCAGGATCAGATTGAAGCTGAAGCTTTTCAACATAAAGGATTAGCTAAAATGGATTTTGATTATAAAACAATAGCTAAATTTCTCCATGAAGGTAAAGTTTTAGGTTTATATCATGGTCGATTTGAGTTTGGTCCTCGAGCATTGGGTTCTAGATCTATTATGGTTAGAGCTACAGATTCAGGAACCCATGAAATGTTAAATGAACGTCTAAAACGAAATGAAATTATGCCATTTGCACCTTTTGTATTAGGTGGAGAAGCACATAATATATTTAATATTAACGGATCTGAACATACATCTGAGTTTATGACAATTTGTTACACATGTAAAGATGAATGGGTAGAAAAAATCCCAGCAGTAATCCATAAAGTAGATAATACAGGCCGACCCCAATTAGTATACGAACATAATAATCCTGTATTTTTTAACGTATTAAAAGAATACCAAAAACTTTCAGGAATTCCTGTATTGTTAAATACTTCATTTAATGCTCATGGGGAACCTATTAATGTTTATCCTGATCAAGTATTTAAGCATTTAGTTGATGGAGTTATAGATTATTTAGTTACCGAATTTGGAATATATTATAAAGAAGAAAAAAATGAAATCGAAGTTAATAGTTAATTTTAATGGCACTAAAGAAGGGATTACCCTTAGTGTTAAATGCGATCCCGGTAAAACTTTATACATCTTAGCTTTGAGTAAAAGAGGTAATCTTTGGGGATATTCGGGAGCATATTCTTTAAGTAATGATGAGGTAGCTTGGTATGGTCCTTTATGGTATCGACCAACTAAATTCCAAGTTTATGAAATGATTAATGGTGAGGTTATCCAAATAGATGAAATAACTAATGAAAGATATGGTACAACAACTAATTTCTATCTACTCTCAGGTGAACCTATTGAAACCCATTTTGTATGGTGTAATACAATTAAAGAATACTCAGAAAAATTTAATTGTAAAGCTCAAATTGAATCAGATTATGCTAATGTATTAGCTAATAGTTTTCCTGAATTACATTTTTATACTGAAATGCCTAAAGTTGCTTTAAGATCTAATTATTTAGGATATAATATCTGTAGAGATTTAAGTGAACCAAATAGAACAGATATTATGACACACAAATCAGATATTCAGTACTACAACTGGTGGCATCCAAGGCCTCCTCATACTTTAAGTGATAAAGAAATTATTAGAGATATTATTTTTGGTCCTAATATTTTAGACCCCATTTATGATCTTACTAGAACCCCAGAAGAAACAATTAAGGGATTATTTGTTATTAATGAAAAATTAGAAACAAATGGTAAATAAGTTAGAACTACAATCGGTTATAAACAAATATTTCCTAAATGGTATAATAGAATCAGTAAAATGGACTACCGAAAATAACGCGTTAGATATTGATTTCCAATCACCCAATAAAGACATGATTGGACGCGTTAAACACACGAATTTTCCGCTAGAAAATAGCGTAATTGCCGTGTATGATACGTCTAAATTAAATAAATTATTAGGGATTACTAGTGGGGAAGTAGTATTAGAACTAGAAAAAACCCAAGCAGTTTACACTAAACTCATTATTTCAGATTCTAACTATACTCTTAATTTTTCACTTACAGATTTGCTTTTAATTCATGATTTAGGTAGTGTAACTGATCCTAATAATTATGAAATTACCGGTATTTTAGATGAAGAAAAGATTAGTGCCATTATTAAGGCACACAACGCACTTGAAAGCGATAATATGATTGTTCGTATTGGTCAAAATTTAGATGATGAAGATTGTTTAATTCTTACATTTGGTGATAACTCAAATCATACTAATAAAATTGATTACCAATTCCCAGATGCTAGTTTAAATAGTGTTGCTTATGGAACTAAAATCCCATTTAATTCTGCTATGGTTAAAACCATCTTGAACAATAATAAAGATGCTACCTCAGCTACATTTAATGTTAATACCCAAGGATTAATGAAACTAGAATTTTCGGGTGATAATTGGGAAAGTGTTTATTATATTGTAAGAAAAGCAGACATTTAGATATGTATAACAGAATACGAAAGACCCTAGGGCACGTAATTTAATGTTTAACCCGCTGATCTTCGGACAGCACAAATTTAATGTGATATGAGTACACTATTTTTAGAGCGTAAGCTCACTCCATTTGATCTCCTATTTAGAGATTTCTTTAAGTCTGAACTAGACTTTCAACCGGCTACTGAAGCCAAAATTTCCCACCCCGTAGATATTTTTGAAACCAAACATGGACTTCATTTTGAAGTAGCATGTACTGGTCTCTCAAAAGAAGATGTTGAATTAAACATCGAAGGGGATATTCTTAAAATTTCATATCAACGATTTGAAAAAAAAGAATATGAAGATCGTACCTACATCCATCAAGGTGTAGCTAAACGTTCGTTTAATCTAGGTTATAAAATTGCCTCTAAGTTTGATCTTTCACAAGCTGAAGCAATGATGGAGAATGGATTGCTTGCAATTCGTATTCCTTATGCTGAAGAAGCAAAACCAAAAACCCTTAAAATCAAGTAAGTTATAATTTGGTTCCCTAGGGTCTCTTTCGTATATTTACCCTATAAATAATTAATAAAAGTTATGGCCAAACCAAGCAAATCCAACTTGCGCTTTATCAAAGACCCAGCAATGGAACCCTATTACATCCAATTGGATGACTATTGCTATATTGCCCAAAAATCAACTTATTCCGAATCAGGTAAAGAATACCAAATGACTATTGGTCATTATGGTAGTCTAAATGGTTGTCTTGAAGCAATGGCTCGCGATAAAGCTAAGTTAAACAATTACGATTCTCTAAAAGAATTTGTAAATCAATATGAATCAGTTTATGAACAATTTAAAACCCTTGTAAAAGCATGAAATTAGAAGCTATTTATAATGCTGTAATTGTACAGCCACAAGAACTAGAAGAAACAATGTATGGAAACATTGTTGTACCCGATTTGGGAAATGAAAAAAACAAAACTGGTAAAGTCGTAGCAGTAGGTCCTGGTCACTATTCTGTTACAGGAGATTTTATGCCTACACTCCTTAAAGAAGGAGACGTAGTTGTTCTTCCAACTATGGGCTTTACTAAGTTTGAATTTGAAAGTAATGAATATTTTATTGGTCCTGAAAACCAAGTCCTAGCAAAAATCACAAAATAATATGAGTAAAGTAATTGAATTTGGCCCTGAAGCACGTAAACAACTTGTAGCAGGTATTGATAAATTAGCGGATGCTGTAGTTGCAACGCTTGGTCCTAATGGACGGAATGTTGTTATTGCTAACAACAATGGTTATCCTCAAAGCACCAAAGATGGTGTTACTGTTGCTAAATCTATTTCATTGAAAGACAATATAGAAGAAGTAGGAGCATCAATGGTTAAACAAGCAGCTATTAAAACTGCTGATGGAGCCGGTGATGGTACTACAACTTCTACATTGTTAGCTCGTGAAATGGTTAAAGCTGGTCTTTCTTATCTTAACAATGGGGCTAATGCTGTAGAGATTAAACGTGGTATTGATAAAGCAGTTCAACAAGTAACTTATCTCCTTCGATCTAATGCTGAAGATATTTCATCTGAAGACCAACTTGAACAAGTTGCTACTATCTCAGCTAACAATGATTCTGAAGTAGGCAAATTAGTAGCAACTGCTATGAAAAAAGTAGGTCGTGAAGGTGCAGTCACTATTGAAGAATCTAAATCAGGTGAAACCTATCTTGAAACAGTAGAGGGTATCCAATTTGACCGAGGTTATAAATCCCCATATTTTGTAACAAATAATGGAACAATGTCAGCCTTACTTGACAAACCCTATATCTTAATTGCTGATCAACGTTTTACAACTGTAAAAGAACTACTCCCAGTATTGGAAGGAGTATCTTCAACAGGTCGATCTCTTCTTATTATTGCTGAAGACATTGATAATGAAGCACTCGCAACCCTTATTGTAAATAAGATGAGAGGTACACTATCAGTTTGCGCGGTAAAAGCTCCTGATTTTGGTGATCGCCGCAAACTAATTCTTGAAGACATTGCTGTTCTTACAGGCGGTGAAGTTTTTTCTAAAGAAAAAGGAATGAAACTTGATAAATTTAGTTGGGATTGGTTCGGCGAAGCTCGTACTGTAACTGTAACTAAAGAATCAACTACAATTATAGATGGAAAAGGAGAATTAGAGCGAATTGAAGCACGTGTTGAAGCACTTCAACAACAAATTGAACAAGCATCAACCCCATTCGAAGTTGAAAGGCTCCAAGAAAGGCTCGCGAAATTCGTCGGAGGAGTAGCAATAATTCACGTTGGTGGTAATACGGAAACTGAAATGAAAGAAAAGAAAGACCGTGTTGATGATGCACTTCAAGCAACTAAAGCTGCTATCGAAGAAGGTATTGTACCTGGTGGTGGAGCTGCTTTACTTTTCGCTCGTGAAGGTATTGAAAATCAAGATGAGATTGGCCCACAAATTGTATACCAAGCTTGCGGCAAACCATTTGAACAGATTCTTGTAAACGCTGGTTACGATCAAGTAAAAGCTAAAATGCTTGCTATGAATTTTATTACTAGTGAAACTAAATGGGAAGGTTATAATCTTAAAACTGAACAAATAGTTAACATGAAAGAAGCAGGTATCATCGACCCAGCTAAAGTAACTCGAACTGCACTTGAAAACGCAGCCTCAGTAGCAGGTACAGTATTGCTTACAGAATGTGTTGTAGTTGATAATCCTGAAGATAAGAAAGAATCTAATCCTATGACTGGGATGGAAGGGATGTTTTAAATTTAGGATATGAAAGATCATACCCTGTTAGTTGAACGTTATCGCTCTAAATCATTAGACGAGTATGTAGGTAACCAGAATATTAAACAAATTATCACTCAGTATCTATCACAGAATGATATTCAAAACCTAATATTCTATGGACCCGCTGGAACCGGTAAAACTACTCTTGCTAAACTCATTGTTAATAACCTTAATTGTGATCACCTTTACATCAATGCCTCAGACGAAAGAGGAATTGAAACTATTAGGGAAAAGGTAGCAGGGTTTGCTTCAACAGCGTCGTTCAAGCCTCTTAAAGTAGTTATTTTAGATGAGGCTGACTTTCTAACTATACAGGCACAAGCATCTCTTCGTAATGTCATTGAAACGTTTTCACGTAATACACGTTTTATTCTAACGTGTAATTACGTGGAACGTATCATTGATCCTTTACAATCACGTTGCCAAGTACTTAAAATTGTACCCCCTTCAAAATCACTAGTTGCACAACATCTAGCTTGTATTTTAGATAAGGAGGAAACTAAGTATCAATTAGAAGATATTAAAGCTATTACTAATCAGTTTTATCCTGATCTACGTAAATGTCTTAATACAATTCAATTATCTACCCAAGATAATAAACTTATAATTGATAAATCAATACTTGTTTCTTCTAGGTATATGGATCAAGTACTTAGAGAACTTGTTCAAAAAAAACCAAGTTGGTCCAATATCCGCCAAATTATACTAGATGCTAATGTTCAGGATTTTGAAGAACTATACCGCTACCTTTACGAGAACGCTGGTTTGTATGCTGGGGGGCGGGAAGGAATGGTAGCAGTTTATATTAATGAATATTCTTACCAAGCTAACTTCAGAATTGATAAGGAAATTAATGTTATGGCTTTAATAGCTAAACTAATAGAATTAGCTAAACCACAAATTATTAATGAATAAACCTTATCTTTTACATAATTTAACATTTACTTCAGACTTTATTCAAGATGAAGAAGGTGGATTTGTTATGATAGGACATGAAAATCCTATTATGAAACAAGCTGCTAAAGATATATGTAAAAATAGGGGTAGAGTATTAAATGTTGGGTTTGGTATGGGTATTATTGACTCCTATATCCAAGAATATAATGTTAATGAACACTGGATTATAGAAGGCCACCCTCAAGTACAGCAAAAAATGTTAAATGAGGGTTGGGGAAATAAAAAAAATGTTAAACTTATTTTTGAACCTTGGCAAGAAGTTTTAACTAAATTACCTAAATTTGATGGAATTTATTTTGATACTTATGGAGAAAACCAAGTTCCATTTCATGAATATGTTCATAACATTTTAAATCCTAAGGGTATATATTCTTTTTTTAATAATCTTGATACTGCTGCAGAAGAATTTAATTATCCCTATTTAGCACTACAAGAAATAATTAAAAGTCCTATAGATGAGTATTGGGAAAAAGGTCCTCTTAATCCTGAAGTATTTTTTCGTTTTAATATAAATTTTACTTCTATAGAAATTGATCCAACTCACATTGCTTATTTTAACCCTAATAAAAAAACATATTGGCATCCTGTTTTAACTTTTAAATGAAACAATTTTTTAAGTATACTATAGTTTGGATTAGCCAAAACCTTTCCATACCTTTCTGGATGGTTGGACACGTACATTTAAGTACAAATGTTTATCAAGACTTACACGAAATAATCGCTAGTGTAGGTATGAATTTAATTGTAGCGATTGGTTTTATTATAGATTATAAACAAAATGGAAAATCAAATTAATATGAATTTTGACCTGAAAAATACTCAGGAAGTTCTAACCCCTTCAGGTGGTAAAGTATGGCAACAAGGATTTATAATTCGTAAAGTATCTAAATTTATTACAGGTACTTCTGAAGACGCCGTAATGCCCATCCCCGTATTTTACGATCCAAAAACCGGCGAAATCTTCCAAGATACTCTACCAAAAGAACTGCGTGATGCACAACCCGAAAACAATCTTCGACTGGTTAAACCAGATAACGCAAACTAAAGCATCTATTTGGGATTTCACGGAAGAGTCATGGGACTCTTGGAATAGTTATATGATTCATAGATATTTATCTATGGATATAAATTACATTGATATTGTAAATTATGTCCAAAAGATAAATCCACAGAATAAAAAACAAATATATTCCATTTACCGCGAAATGATACCAAAACAAAAAGTTTGGCTTAAGTATGTTAAGAGTCAAACACCCAAGAAGAAAGAAGAACTAGTAGAATACGTAGCAAAATATTTTGAATGCTCCTTAGGAGAAGCAGATCATTATATTGATATTTTAAGAGAAACAGGAGTGCGAGGCCTTCTTGGAGAAATGGGAGTTGATATAAAGGAACAAGATAAGTTATTTAAAATAAAATAAAATGGAAGAACAAGTAGGTTACGGCAATCTAAAAGCAGTTGCAGATTTTGAAAAAACATACCCTGAATTAGCAAAGGAATTTCAACAGATTCAAAGAGAACAGTATGAATTATTTGCTAGTAAAATGATGGACTATGGTCTTTCAAACATTTCTTTAGGTTCTACCTTAGAAAAAGAAGAAGACATTAGTCTATCTATTACAGGTATCTGGCTTCGTTGCAATGATAAAATCAATCGTTTAAAAAATTTACTCCAACGTAATGGAAAAAATTATGTTAAGGGGGAAGCAATGATTGATAGTTTTATAGACATTTCTAATTATGGGATTATTGCCCAGTTAGTGATGAAAGATAAGTGGAAATGAAAAAATTAGTTCTGTTTGATTTAGACGGTGTAATAACCGATACTAAACATATTCATTATCAGGCATTAAACGACGCGATAGCATCTTTTAATCCTGATTTTATAATTACAGAACATGAACATTTATCACGTTATGATGGGTTAAAAACCGGTACTAAACTTAAGATGTTAAGTGAAGAAAAAGGATTACCTCATACTGCTCATCAACAGATCTATGATCAAAAACAAGATTTAACTATTCATCATTTTACTCAAATTCCTATAGATAATAGGATGAGAAATATTTTTAAAACACTTAAAAAAGAAGGTTATCTTCTAGGTTGTTGTACTAATTGTATTCGTAAAACAGCTTTAGTAGCTTTAGCTAAAGTAGGAGTCATTGAATATCTTGATGTTATTGTAACTAATGATGACGTTAAAAACCCAAAACCTCATCCTGAAATATACTGGAAAGCAATGTCTATGATGGGGTGTCTTCCTGATGAAACCTTAATTATAGAAGATTCTCCTCAGGGCTTATTAGCTGCTACACGTTCTAAAGCAGATGTAATTAGAGTAAAAAATGCTTCAGATGTTGATTTAGAAAAAATTAATAAAAGGCTAAAATTTAAAAAGAAAATCGTGAATAAGTGGCACGATGAAAATTTAAATATAGTTATTCCAATGGCTGGTGCCGGTTCAAGATTTGCTGATGTAGGTTATACGTTTCCTAAACCTTTAATTGATGTTAAAGGTAAACCTATGATCCAGGTTGTAGCTGAATCTTTAAATATTGAAGCTAATTTTATTTATATTGTTCAAAAATCTCATAGAGAAAAATATAATTTAGATGCCTTACTTAATTTAATTACTCCTAATTGTAAAATAGTAGAAATTGAAGGTATTACTGAAGGAGCAGCTGTTACTACTTTATTAGCTAAAGATTATATAAATAATAATTCCTCCCTTATAATTACAAACTCAGATCAGTTTATTGATTGGAACTCAACTGAGTTTATGTATCAAATGAATGAAAAAGATTTTGATGGGGGTATTGTATCTTTTCCTGCTACTCATCCAAAATGGAGTTTTGCTAAAACTAATGATAATAATGTTGTTTTAGAAGTAGCTGAAAAGAAACCTATATCTAATAAAGCAACCGCAGGTATTTACTATTGGAAACATGGTTCAGATTATGTAAAATATACTGAACAAATGATTAAAAAAGATATTCGTGTTAATAACGAATTTTACGTTTGTCCTGTTTACAATGAAGCTATTCAAGATGGAAAACAAATTTTAAATTTTGATATTGAAGCAGATAAAATGTGGGGTTTGGGAACACCTGAAGATTTAAATTATTATTTAGAAAATTATGAAGGTTAATAGGATTGAAGATATGAAAGGTGGTTGGTTCATAGGTAATTTTGAACCTACAGCTTATAAAACACCCGAATTCGAAGTATCATATAAAGTTCACCCTAAAGGTGAAAAATGGGATTTTCACTATCACACTGAAGTAACTGAAATTAATTACTTAATTCAAGGAGAAATGACTTTACAAAATAAGTTACTTACCTCAGGAGATATTTTTACATTACATCCATTCGAAATAGCAGACCCCGAATTTCTTACTGATTGTAAAATTATTTGTGTTAAAACCCCCTCAGCAAACGATAAAATAAGCTTTGAAATAAAATGATTCTAATTAGTCACAGAGGAAATATTTCAGGTCCTAATCCTGAACAAGAAAATCACCCAGATTATATCTGGGCTGCTATTCAAGCTGGATATGAAGTTGAAATTGATGTTTGGTTTACAGATGGTAAATTTATGTTAGGACATGATAAACCTCAGTATGAATTTCCTTTTGAATTAATGCAAAATCATTACTCTAAGTTGTGGTTTCATTGTAAAAACATGGATGCTCTTTCTAAGTTAAATGAATTAGATCCTGTTGGTTCTAAACTAAATTACTTTATGCATGAAAGTGACCTTGGAGTTTTAACTTCTCGTAATTATATTTGGTCAACTGAGTTATTTGATAAAGGTATTTTAGTTATGCCTGAAGTTTTTAATAAAGAACCGATTGAAACAACATTAGGTATTTGTAGTGATTATATAGAAAAATATAAATAATATGTTTAGCCCAGAAAATAAAATCCCCCTATTTAAAGTCTTTATGGCTGATACGACTGCTGAAGAAGTATCTAAAGTATTAAATAGTGGTTATATTGGACAAGGTCCAAAAGTTGAAGAATTTGAAAATCAACTTAAAAAATATTTTAATCATGACTATGTCCAAACCGTAAATTCTGGTACCTCAGCTCTGCATTTGGCTCTTCATTTACTTAAAAAACCAGTAAAATACAATAAAACCTATGAAGGAGTTATTGGATATGAAACTGAATGGCCTGGTTTACAACCTGGTGATGAAGTATTAGCTACAGCTATGACTTGTACTGCTTCTAACTGGCCTATTTTAGCTCATGGTTTAAAAATTAAGTGGGTAGATATTGATCCTGAAACTTTAAATATGGATTTAGATGATCTAGCACGTAAAATTACTCCAACTACTAAAGCTATCATGTTAGTGCATTGGGGTGGTTACCCTAATGACCTCGATAAAGTTAGAAAAATTCAAGATAAAGCTTACCATATGTATGGTTTTAAACCTGCAGTAATTGAAGATGGTGCTCATTCATTTGGATCTACTTATAAAGGTAAACCAATTGGTACTCATGGTAATTTAACTATGTTTTCTTTACAAGCTATTAAACATATCACTTCAGTAGATGGTGGATTATTACTTGCACCTCATAAAGATCTTCACAATAGAGGTAAATTAATTCGTTGGTATGGAATTGATCGTGATGGAGACAGAAAAGATTTTCGTTGTGAAGCTAATATTGAAGAATGGGGATATAAGTTCCATATGAATGATGTTAATGCTACCATAGGAATTGAAAATTTTAAACACGCTAAAGAAATTGTTTCTAAACACAGAGAAAATGCTGCTTACTATGATGAACACCTCCAAAACATCCCTGGTATAACTCTATTAAAACGTGAAAAAGGACACAATTCAGCATTTTGGATTTATTCAATGTTAGTTGAAAACCGAGATGGATTTTATAAATGGATGGATGAATGTAAAATTGCCGTTTCTCAAGTTCATGAACGAAACGATAAACACACTTGTGTTAAAGAATATCGTTCTTTTCTTCCAAATTTAGATAAAACAATTGGGAAAGTAGTTGCTATTCCAGTTGGTTGGTGGGTTACTCCTGAAGAAAGAGAATATATTGTTGACTGTATTAAAAAAGGATGGTAAAATAACAAATAACAAATAACAAATAATAAATAATAAAATAATGGATAATAAATATAAACACTGGTTTGAATATTGGTCAACTACTAAAAATTTACCCTTATTTCAATCACCCCCATCAGAAGCGTATGGTGGTTCTAACATTGAACCTTTAGCTTCTATAGGTATGTCCTGCTTTACAGATGCTATAAAAAATGATTTTAAAGAAAATCTTTCAATTATTGATTATGGATGTGGCGCCGGAATTTTATCTAACTTTATAAGTGAAAGATTAAATGAATTTAAATATTTTGGATTAGAACCTAGTACGGGATGGGGTCCCCAAAGAATAGAAACTGGAAAAAAATATTTTAATGATCCTAGAGTAAATTTTGGATTTGTTGAAGATTATAAAACTATTATACAACATAATAAAATTGATGCAGTTATCTTAATTTCTGTTTTTACTCATTTACAAATCAAAGATTCATTTTTAATTTTAGATGAACTTAAAACAATATTTGATTATAATGAAAATGCTAGTATTGTATTTTCTTGTTTTACATCCGATTCCCCAAGAATTGGATATTTAGAAAATTATATCAATTCAAATTATTATTCTGATAGTTTTATAGAATTAAAAGAATTAAAAAATTATTGTGAAAGCTACAATTTAAATCTTACTAAATGGATGGACTTTGTATCTCAAAGTGGACACACACATGAAATTTTTAAAATTACAAAACTATGATAGGTTGGAATGAAGAAATAAAACAACATTTAGGTTCTTGTGGTGAAAATGTTTTTATTGGTCATAATGTAATTTTTACTAATCCTAGTAATGTACATTTAGGAAATAATGTTCGTATTGATCCTTTTACTTTAATTACCACAGCTTTAGAAACCGGCGATAATATTCAAATTTGTTCTCATGCTGTTTTAGGAGGAGGACGAGCACATAAAATTAAATTAGGTAATTGGTCTTGGATCGGGTATGGTTCAAAATTATTTTGTGCCTCTGAAGATTACACAGGTGAATTTGGTCCCGTAAATGAATTCTGGGGAAGTAATAAAATTTACCGTGGTGATATTACTTTTGAAGATTATTCGGGTATTGCTTCTGATGTTATGGTATTTCCCGGAGTTACTCTTCCTGAGGGTTGTGCTGTAGGAGCTAAAAGTTTTGTTTATACTAAAAATGAATTAAAATCTTGGGGAGTATATTTAGGACAACCTGCTAAGCTCCATAAATCTAGAAATAAAGAAAATACTATTAGATTATCTAATGATCCAAATTTTAAAAAATGAAAAATTATTTTACTGATAAAAACTCTTTAGATATTCCTTGGATTGAATCCCCTTTCTTTCCTCAATTATTAAAAAATTCTAATTACACTGAAGAAGAAAAATCTATATTAATTGAATATAATGAGAAAGGATATATAGTAATTGATCTAGAGCTTACAGAAGATTATATCAATAACTTATTAAAACAAGTATTTAAAGAATTAGAAACTTTACCCACTCAAGATTCTAGATATCACTACTCAGAAGCACCTCGTATTTTTGAAGGATGGAAAACTAATCCTTATATTTTAGGTATTGCCCAACATCCTAAAATTTTAAATACTTTAGAATTATTATACAACCGTAAACCTATCCCATTTCAAACCATTAATTTTTTATATGGAAGTAATCAACCGCTACATCAAGATTCTATTCATTTCTACACTCAGCCTGAACGTTGGATGGTTGGAACTTGGACCGCACTACAAGATATAACTGAAGATTGTGGTCCATTAAATATCGTTCCAGGTAGCCATAAATGGCCCCATTATAATTTCCAACATTTAAATCTCCCAGTTGTTGAATTTGGAAATCAATTTGATAATTATCATGAATATGAAAATTTTCTATTACAACTAGTTGAAGTTATGAACGGTTATAAAAAAAAGTGGATAGGAAAAAAAGGTCAAACTATAATTTGGGCATCTAATCTACTTCATGGGGGTGCTTCTATCTTAGATCCTAACTCAACTCGATACGCCCAGGCTACACATTATTACTTTGAAGGGTGTAATCATTATTATTCCCCAATGTTCTCAGATATTGCTAATGGTATGTACGCTGAAAAAGATTTATCTAAGAAAGATATTTTAAATTATGAAATCTAATATAAAAATATTAGGAATAGGTCAGTCTGTCCCTCGAAATATAATTACTAATTCTGATATTGAAAGTACTACCCCAGGAAGTAAGGCTAAATGGATTGAAGAAAAATTAGGAATTAAACAACGTCATATAGCAAGTTTAGAAGAAAATGTAGTTACCTTAGGTACTAATGCTGCTATTGAAGCTTTAGAAGATGCTAATATTTCTCCTACAGAAATAAGTTTAATTATAGTCAATACATCATCAGCCGATAAAGTTTCACCTTCAGTAGCATGTATGATTCAAAACAAATTAGGAGCTATATGCCCTGCTTTTGATATTAATGCTGTATGTTCCGGGTTTATATATGGTTTAGAATTAGCTTCTAATCTTTTATCTAATTATAAAAATATTTTACTAATATCTACTGAAACCTACTCTAAAATTACAGATTGGAATGATAAAAATTCTTGTTTTTTTGGAGATGGATCTGCAGCTTTAATTTTAACTCAATCTAATAATTTAAATTTTGTTAGTAAATTAGGAGCTGATGGTACTGGGTGGGAAAATTTTAATTGCGATAGAGATTCTAAATTTAATATGAATGGTAAAGAGGTATATAAGTTTGGAACTATAACTTTGCCTCGTGAAATAAATCTATTACTTTCCCAGAATAATATAGATATTAATAAAATTGACTATATGGTTCCACACCAACCATCTCATAATGTACTTAAAGAAACGGCTAAAATTTTAAACTTTCCGGAATCTAAAGTATGTTTTAATATGATAGAATATGCTAATACTGCTGGAGCTTCAGTACCTATGGCTTTATATAAGTTAATTAAAAATAATCTTATTAAAACTGGTAGTGAATTGATTCTAGCAGCTATTGGGTCTGGATGGACTTATGGAGTAGCTTATTTAAAATTAGATTATAAATGAAAAAAATAGCGTTTTTTGGAGGTTCTGGTGGATTAGGTTCTCAAGTAATAAAGTTTTTAAATCAATATGATGTAAATTCTATAAGTTCAACATTGGTAAATTTTACTAAAGAACACGACATATCTAATTATTTTTCTAAAAATCCTGATACTGATGTAGTAATTATATTTTCTAATTATAACTATAATTCATTTATTCATAAGTATGAATCTAATAGTATTGAACTTTCTAAACAAATAGAAATTAATATTAAAGGTGTTACAGAATGCATAGCTCGAGCTTTAAAAGATATGAGAGCTAAAGAATATGGGAGAATCATTATAGCATCAAGTATTACAGTAGATCGAAATATTATAGGAACCTCAGTCTATGCTGCTATTAAAGCCTACTATGAAAACTTAGTAAAAACTATTGCTCTAGAAAATGCTTCAAAAGGCATTACAGCTAATTGCATCCAGTTAGGTTATATGGATGGTGGGCTTACTTATACTCTTCCAGAAGAATTTATCCAAACTACTATAAACACTATCCCAGCTAAACGTTTAGGTACTCCTAAAGAAATAGCTAGTACTATTGATTTTATTATTAACAATGAATACATTAATGGAACTACTATTAAATTAACTGGTGGGTTATGAAAGATTTAAAGTTTTTAATTATTTTAGCTTATTACAAGCGTCCTAAAATGGTTTTAAATGCTCTAGAAAGTATTAAAAATCTATCTTACCAAAACTGGAATTTAGAATTTATAGACGATTCTGGAGATGATAACTTTAAATCTACATTATTAAATTATGGCTTAGATAATTCTAAAGTTAATTATGTAGCTATATATGATTCCGAAGAACAAAAATCATCTCAAGGAGGTTCCCGTCACGGAGATTTTATGAATAATGCTATTCATAATTCTGATTCGGATGCGGTTATAATTTTATGTGATGATGATGCTATTATAGATGGTTATTTTGAGTATTTAAATGAATACTATAACCTTAATCCTGAGGTAAATTGGGCTTATTCTAAAGTAATGTTTTTTAATCCTTCATTAGATCATTATTCTCAAAGCACCCCCACTACAAACTATACCCACCAAGGTTCAATTTATAATATTTTAAATCAATACGAAGAACCTATTTACCCCTATTGCAAAGTAGATGGATCTCAAGTATCATTTAGGACTAAAGTATTTAAAGAAGGTAACATATTTTACCCCTCACCTCAGACTCGGAATTTAGATGCTGCTATATTTTCAAAAATATATAATCAATATGGATACTGTTATCCAACTTTTACTTATGGCCAATACAAAGGAGTATTTGAAGACCAGTTAGGAAATAGATTTAAAGATAATAATAATGAATACACAATTAATGAAATCTAGAGTATGTTATATATCTAATTTTTATCTAGGAGATAGAAGAGTTGAAATTGAAGAACAAAAAAATGATAGATTATTATTTTTAAAACTTCATATTGATACTTTAACTAAATATGAACAATCTTTAACTAAAATTATATTTAATTTTAATTTTAGACCTGAAGATTTTCATTATTTAAATGATATAGTTAAAATTACCCCTAAAGAAATTAAAGGTACTCCTGTAGAACTACGTTTTAGAGAAAATAAAGGAATGAGTTATGGAGCCTGGTCAGACATATTTGTAGAATACCAGGATTATTTTGATTATTACATCTTTAATGAAGATGATTGTTTTGTAAATGATCATAATTGGGATTCTTACCTGGTAGAAAAATTTAACACATATGAAAATTGTGGATATTTTTGTGGAGTAGTGTATGAAGGGGGTAATGATTACCCTAAACATGCTGCTCATGCCTTTGGTATATCTTCATTTAAAATCTTAAATCAAATTTATCAAAAATATGGTCGTCTTTTGGGTGAAATGGACGATTATACTCAAAAACATATTGGGGGAGAAGTACACCCAAATGGTCAAGTAGCTCATACTTTAGTATTTACTGAATTTGGTTATGATTTATATGACGTTAGAGAGGATTATAAAGTATACCATTCTATGGGAAGTAGTAATGAAAATTCTTTTATGCAAATTTATTTTTCTTGGAATAATAAATGTTTATTTTTACCTGTAAAAGTACTCCTCAATAAATCTTTTACTTGGTATGAACCCGGGGATGAACAATTTAAACTCTCAGGACTAAATAACAAATATGAAAAAAAAGACTCCCTCAATAATTAAAGAGGTACAACAATCTACTCCCCCCGACATTGATTATAGATATCAAAAATCGATATCGTTTAGTCAATTCTCGATGTTTGAAAGCTGCCCACACAAGTGGGCACTCCAATATCGGGATGGGCATAAAAAAACCGAATCTTCTATTCATATGACTTTTGGAACCGCAATTCATGAGTCATTACAATTGTATTTAACTACAATGTATGAACAAAGTACAGCATCTGCAGACCGAATTGATTTAGTAGCTCACTTTGAAGAAACACTTAGAAAGCAATATAGAGAAGATTACGAAAAAAATAACAAAGTACACTTTTCAAATTCTACAGAATTAAAAGAATTTTTTGATGATGGTATAGCTATTATCAATTGGTTTAAAAAGAAAAAAAATCTGTATTTTAAAAAGAAAAACTGGTGGATTGTTGGGTGTGAAGTGCCTATCCAATTAACACCTAACCCCGCGTTTAAAAACGTTATTTATCGCGGATTTCTGGATGTTGTATTATACAATGAACAAGAAAGAACTATAAAGATTATTGACATCAAAACTTCTACTCGCGGCTGGAAAGATAAAGAAAAAGCTGATGAAGTTAAAAACATGCAACTAATTTTCTACAAACAATTCTTTTCCCAACAATATGATTTCCCCGTAGATAATATTAATATTGAATATTTCATTGTTAAAAGAAAAATATATGAAGGTGGAGACTATCCTGAAAAAAGAATCCAAATCCATATCCCAACCTCAGGTAAAATTAAAATTAATAAAGCAATTAAACGACTAAATGAGTTTATAGAATTTGCCTTCCACAAAGATGGTTCGTATAATACAGGTCCACAACTAAAGGTTCCGTCAAAGTGGAATTGTCAATTTTGTTCATTTAACAATGATATGACTCTTTGCGATAAAAATCAACTTTAATCGAATCCCTATATATGTATATCAAATAATATGTTATGAATAAAAAAGAAATGACACTAACAAGCGTAAAGATCCAAAGTGGTCTTTTCGAAACATTTAAAATTGAGTGTGTAAAACGAAAGTTTTCATTCCAAAAACTTGCCGATCGAGCAATTCATTTGTATCTTACCGATGAAAGTTTTAGAAAACAATTACATAATCACAACGATTTAGATATTTAATAAATGATAGAAGGTTATATCCCTCAAGAGCAAAGAAAAAAAATTCTATTGCTTACAGACGATATTCGTCTCCCATCTGGAGTAGGAAACATGGGAAAAGAATTGGTGTTAAACACCGCTCACCATTACAATTGGATTAATATTGGGGCAGCTGTTCAACATCCTGATCAAGGTAAACGCCTTGATATTAGCAATGAAGTAAACCAAATGTTAGGAATTGAAGATGCTTATGTTCATGTTATTCCTAATAATGGATATGGAGATGCAAATCTTATTAGAAGTATTATCAAACACGATAAGATTGATGCTATCTTTTTAATTACGGATCCTCGTTACTTTACTTGGTTATTTTCTATTGAAAACGAAATTCGTAAAAAACTCCCAATAGTATACCTTAACATTTGGGACGATTACCCAGCTCCAATGTATAATAAACCTTACTATGAGTCATGTGATGCCTTGCTAGGCATTTCAAAACAAACAGTTAATATTAATAAACTTGTTTTAGGTGATAAGGTTAAAAATAAGGTAATTGATTACGTACCTCATGGTGTAAGCACTAAAGTTTTTAGACCTATAACTGAAGAATCTCCTGATTACAATGATTATAAATTATTTAAATCTAATGTTTTAGGAAAGCGAGATATTGATTTTATTTTATTCTTTAATTCAAGAAATATTCGTCGTAAATCTATTCCTGATACTCTATTAGCCTGGAAATATTTTATAGACCAACTTCCAAAAGAAAAAGCAGATAAATGTCTTTTTATTCTTCATACTGAATTAGTATCAGATGCTGGCACAGATTTATTAGCAGTTAATAATTATTTATTTGGAAAGGATTATAAAAATATAATTTTTTCTACTAGCAAAATTGCCGCTAATCAACTTAATTTTTTCTATAATATGGCAGATGCTCAAATTCTTTTGACATCAAATGAAGGTTGGGGGTTGTCACTTACTGAAGCTATGATTGTAGGTACTCCTATTATAGCTAACGTAACAGGTGGTATGCAGGATCAAATGCGTTTTGAAGATAAAAATGGCAATTGGATAGATTTTGACGCAGATTTTCCGTCAAATCATACGGGTAAATACAAGAAATGTGGTAAATGGGCATTTCCGGTGTTCCCAAGTAATCGTTCGTTAGTTGGTTCACCTCCCAC